CATAATATTTGGTCCTTGGTTATTGACAGGAGCGCTCAGATTATTGGATACTGACGGCACTGTCAATAGGGGAGCCGCATAAAATGTTCCGAGTCACTGAAATAAGTTATCACTGCCCGGAGAATACTGCCGAGGGGTACGCCATCAAGGTCGTGCTTGGCGTGTGCGATACGGCACCGATGCCTGAGCTGCGCCATCCGATCGACCGGTGGTGGGTGCGCTCGGGCACCATGCACCGCACGCGGATGATGACTGGGACACCGGTATGACCCCATGCCGCGTCTGTGGTAGCAACGAGTTTCAGATACATAAAGTTTTCACCACGTACCGCGACAACGTGTTTCTCGTTCTGTGCGGGGAGTGCAAGACGCACGGCGAGACGCTGGCTCTGGTGGTCCCGTACTTCGAGTCGTTCGCGGAGGTCAATGCGCGCGCAGAAAAACTTTGGAATGAGGCGAATGCAAAATGAAAATTTACTTCTGGCCTGACGGCTGCTGGTGCGATGAGTCCGAACTGCAGGGGATGACGCACAAGTCAGACGACTACGGCTTCGTGGTGCTGGATGACGACACTGACGTTGAGGCTGTCGATGCCATTGTGCAGGAGCTGACCTCGTGACGGCGCACTACGGGTGCTGGAACACCAAGCGCAGGGATGGTTACTGGGTGCAAGATGGCGCGTTCGTCGAGGCAGGTGCTGCCGGCGACATGCGACGGGTGGTGTCTGTGAGTTGGCATGAGGACACCGGAAGCCGCGAGTGGCGCTATGACCGCAGACCCACGGACCCGCGCTGCGTGGGGTGCTTGAAGCCATGAAGCTGACGAAGCGCATCAAACTCATCCGAGGCCGCGCACGCGCACGCTGGATGCCGATCGGCTTCTACCAGAACCGCCTCAACCGCTACATGCGCAATCTGCTGGACAATGCTGAGCTTGCGTGCGGTCCGATTGCCTTTTACACCACCCCTCGTCTATGACCCTCACACTCCGCGACTACCAGCAGCAGCTCAAGTCCGACATCTATGCCGCGTGGCAGGCTGGCGCACGCAACGTACTGGGGGTGCTGCCGTGCGGTGGTGGCAAGACCGCAATCTTCTCTAACATTATCGCCGAGCACACCTGCGCCACCGTGGCGATCGCGCACCGCTCCGAGCTTGTGAGTCAGATGTCGGTGGCGCTGGCACGCAACGGCGTACGGCACCGGGTGATCGGTCCCAGCACGCTGGTCAAGAACGTCGTCCAGTGCCACATGATGACGGTCGGCGTGAGCTACTACGATGCGAACGCGCGGTGCGCCGTGGCCTCGGTGCAGACGCTGGTCGGGCGTGACCCGAACGACGCATGGTTCCGCAACGTGGGGCTGTGGGTCTGCGATGAAGTACATCATTTGGTCCGCGAGAACTCTTGGGGGAAGGCTGTCGAGATGTTCCCCAACGCACGGGGGTTGGGTGTCACTGCGACCCCAATTCGTGCTGATAACAAGGGACTCGGGCGTCACGCCGACGGGGTCATCGACACGATGGTCAGTGGGCCCGACATGCGCTGGCTGATCGACGGGAAGTACCTGTCAGGGTACCGGATCTTCGCGCCACCGAACAACCTGCATCTGGAGACGGTGCCGGTGACAGCCGGTGGTGACTACAGCCCGGAGCTGCTACGGGCCGAGGTCCATCGCAGCAGCATCCATGGCGACGTGGTGGATCATTACCTGCGTGTGACCCCGGGCAAGCTGGGCGTGACGTTCGCCGTCGATATCGAGAGCGCCACCGAACTGGCTGCGGCGTACCGGTCAGTCGGGGTGCCGGCCGAGGTGCTCACCGGCAAGACACCCGCCAACATCCGCTACAAGCTGCTGGCCATGTTCGCACGCGGCGATGTCAAGCAGTTATGCACATGCGATCTGATTAGCGAAGGATTCGACCTGCCATCCGTCGAGGTTTGCAGCATGGCCCGGCCGACGCAGAGCTACGGTCTGTTCGTACAGCAGTTTGGTCGCGCCATCCGTCCGCTGGAGGGCAAGACAACAGCATACATACTGGATCACGTCGGCAACGTCTTGCGCCATGGCTTGCCCGACGCCCCGCGCGTCTGGTCGCTGGATCGACGCGAGCGCCGCCGTAGCGGGCAGGGTGACGCGACGGTACCGATCCGCATTTGCCCGCAATGCACCGGCGCCTACGAACGGTTCCGCGACGCGTGTCCTTACTGCTCGCATCGACCTGAACCGGTGGGTCGCAGCACCCCGGAGCAGGTGATTGGTGACCTCGCTGAGCTGACGCCCGAGGTTCTCGCCCGGCTGCGTGGCCAGATCGCGCACAGCGAGGAGCTGCGCATCCCGTACAACGCACCGCCTGAGGTCGAGGGTGCCCTGCGCAAGCGTCACCGTGAGAGGTTGGCAGCACAGGCCGCACTGCGCGACGACATGGCTCTGTACGGTGGCGCACAGACAGCGGCGGGGCTTACGCTGTCGGAAGCACAACGGAAGTTTTACTTGGAGTTCGGGGTGGACGTCGCGCACGCCCAGATGCTCAACGCTACCGACGCGACGGCACTTATGGAGAGGATGCGGATATGAGCGACAGACACAACGATAGGATGCGAGCCGTACTCACAGCGCGGTTTATGGAGCGATTCAAACGTCAGATCACTATCACTATTGACGGTGAGGGATCTCACGTTACGAGGCTCGACGGCAAGCCACTTACGAAGCCGCAGGCGCGATACCTTGACGGCTTCTTCGACGCCTACTGGGTGCATCCGGTTGCAGAATTTCATACCAAACGCGCACTCCAACATTTAGGGGTTGAGTGCCTAAACGCATGCACCATAGAACTGCAGAAGGGTGGAAGCAAGCCTGTGCGTGCAGCGCTCAACAGAGTCGCGCGTGCTGTGAATCTGGTGGTGCAGCTGCGTTGTGGGGAGCTGGGGCTATGACCGAGGCTGACGTCCAGAACCTGCAGCGCCTGCAAGCCAGTCAGCGCGGGTGGCGTGTGTGGCGTAACAACCGCGGCGTGCTACGCAACCCTGACACCGGGCAGCCAGTGCGTTTCGGTCTTGCGAACGACAACCCCAGCGAGGCCAAGCAGTACGCCAGCGCAGACCTGATCGGATGCGCGCCGACGCTGATACTACCGGAGCATGTCGGGCACACGTTAGGTTTGTTCCTGTCCATCGAAGTCAAAGCATCCGACGTCACCCGGGTGCCAGTTGCCCAGCGCAACTGGCAGACACTGGTGCGCTCGCTGGGTGGGTATGCCATCATCACCAACGGGGAGAGGGAGCTATGAGCACACTGGACGACGAGGAGCGCTGCCTGCGGGAGGTCATCGCGCTACTGCACGAGGAATACGCACGTGCTGCGAAGCCGTATATTGACAGGCTGGTGACTCTGCACTGCATGCGCCCACCCGCACCACTGGTGCTGCCGTTGGTACCGCCACCGACGTTCTGGACGTACTGCAGGACGCGCGCGATGAGGGCGACTACGTGCTGATCACGCCCGATGGGCATATATTTACCGGACCGATCGTCGCCGTGGCACAGGTGGGGATGCGACTGGCACTACTTGAACAACTACCAACAGAAGGAACAATGCAATGAACCGTAGCGACATACTTGACGCAGTGAAGCGCACCATCTGCAACGACAGGCAGGACGTGCATGGCAACCCGGAGGACACACATGCGCTGATCGCGCGGATGTGGAACTCATATGCTGCGGCGCGTGGTAACGGTGGGGCGAAAAAACTCACCGCCCAAGACGTCGCCGTGATGATGTGCCTATTCAAGATCGCACGCCACGCCATGAACCCGACGCACGCGGACAATCTACACGACCTGATCGGGTATGCTGCCATCGCCGCTGAACTCGGTGACGCCTCGTGACACGCACCCGCATGAGCCGCCGCGCGCGGCATGACGACATACTCGCCGCGGCGCTGCGTGTGTCGGTCACCGTGGGCTACAACCGCATTACCCGGGACGACATCGCACTGGCTGCCGGGTGCTCACCGGCGCTGGTGTCGGAGATGTTCGGGACGATGACCTGTATGCGGCGCAGTCTGATGCGCGCCGCGGTGGCCAACGCCGTGCTGCCTGTCATCGCGCAGGGTCTGGCGCTGCGGGATCCACACGCGCTACGGGCACCGGCGGAACTGCGGGCAGCAGCGGCTGCGAGTATAACCGGGACGTGATATATTGCAGCCGTCGGTCGGGGGAGCCCGCGCAAGGGCATCGCCGTTCCAGCGTTTGCCGCCGACATTTACTTACTCAACTCTAGGAACCGGATCATGACCACCACACCTTTCGCCACGGGCGGACTCACCCCTATTGAAACTGAATACAAAGGTTACCTCTTCCGCAGCCGGTTAGAAGCGCGCTGGGCGTATTACTTCGACCTGTGCAAGATACGCTGGGCATACGAGGTTGAGGGTTTCACGCTGTCTGACGGGCAGCGTTACCTGCCAGACTTCTGGTTGCCTGATTACAACCAGTTTGTCGAGGTAAAGCCGGCGTGCGATGCGATCACACTGACACCGCCTGATTTGTCCTACAGATTTGTTGACATCGACGAACCGGGAAATCACGACGTACGCCGCAGCCCGATTTTGTTCGTCGAGATAGATGACAAATGGACA